CAGCATGTGGTGTGGGCACAGCAATAAAAATCCATTCGCTTTCGTTCACAAGTTCATCAATGTCACATACTTTTACTGAGTCACTGGTGCGTGGGTAAATATCGTAACCTCTGACTTCATGCTTCTCAGCCATGACTTCAGCACAATCTAAACCTAATTTCCCAATTCCGATGAATCCCACCTTGCATTTTTTCATTTAATTTCCTTTAATTTCAATCTTGGTCCACGCATTTTTTGTTTTGTTTCTTCTGACAAAACTTTTCCTAAATTTGCTTCTCTAAGTTTTTGCTTTGTTTCTTCTGTTCGAGGTTTTCCATAAGTCCAATGCAAATCCTTTTTTTGACCTTTTTTAGAATTAACATCTTCTGAATATGTTTTTCCTAAATTTGCTTCTCTAAGTTTTTGCTTTGTTTCTTCTGTTGCACGTTGTCCTTTTCTGGTATTGACCTGCTTTGCCCGTGCTTCTCTAATTTTTTGCTTGTGCTCTTCAGATTTTGGTTTTCCCTTATGCACTGTGCCAATTTTAGTCTTAGTAATTTCTGACATTACTCGATTATTAATTGGAGGAGCAGGAGCATCGTTTTTATTAAGGAAATCTTCTCGAGACACAACTTTTAATCTTCGCAACACTTTGTTTTCCCAGAGTCTAGCATGCTCTTTAGTTAAGAATACTTTTCTAACTTGTATAATGTCAGGATCTCCATAAACTGTTTTCATTGCTGCTACTTCTTTTGATGAAGTAAAATACTTACTCCACAAATCTGTTGGGCTACAATTTTTTGCATATCGCACACCATAGTAAAATTTATGTTGGGTGGCCCAGCCAATTAAGTATGTATAAGGTTGGTAGGAATTAGTCATGCAATATTTATACCAATACCAATAAAACCAATTTATACGGAGAAGAAAATTAGCATTCCTTTAGATAGATTATACAATTTTTTACATGATCATTGCGACCAGGACGTAATAATTTATCGCTGGTTTCCACATGGCTCAAAAAAAACAGAAGATTGCAAACCGTTGTTTCACTGCACAAGATTTGAAGAAATGTCAAGGCTGCCGCTGATTTGTCATGACCAAGAACCTTTGAATTTTTCAGATTGGCCACCAATTGCATCCAAAATTGGTGTGTTCAGATACTACGTCTACAACATGTTTAACTTTTATGATCGAGCTTTGTTGCTGCACAGTGAGCAGCAGAGTCCAGAACTAGAAAAATTTACAAGTTCCGGAGCTATACCAGTCTACTACTGGAGTCATGCCTTGATTGCACAGGATTGGTATCGATTTGCCGGGCATGATCCTGCGTTGGGTCAAAAGAACGTTGACCGACTATTCTTGATTTATAATCGAGCCTGGGCAGGCACTAGAGAATATCGATTAAAATTTGCTGAATTAGTGGTCAACGCAGAACTTGCAAATCAATGCCACATGGGGTTTAATCCTCAGGACCAGGACCTGGACTACAGAGAACACAAATTCAGCAATGCTGATTTTTGTATAGAAAAACACAATCTTGAAGATCATTTTTATATCAATCAAATCAGCAGTGCAGCCAGTGCCGATTATGATTCTAGAGATTACAACCGGACACATATTGAGGTTGTGCTTGAAACACTGTTTGATGACCAACGCTGGCATCTTACTGAAAAATCCTTGAGACCAATTGCGTGTGGTCAACCTTTTATGTTGGCAGCAAGTGCTGGCAGTCTTGACTACTTGCAAAGTTATGGGTTTAAAACTTTTTCCCCGTATATTGACGAAACATACAACATCATCAAGGACCCACTTGAGCGTCTGCAAGCTGTGGTAGCAGAAATGAAAAGAATATCTAATTTACCTCCAACACTGCAACTAAAGTTACTTGCACAACTCAATCACATAGCCGATTTTAATAAACAAAGGTTTTTTAGTCAAGAATTCTTTCAACAAATTCTACAAGAATACAAAACCAATCTATCAGTGGCTCTAACTCAAGCTGCTGAACACAACTCTGCTAGATATTTTAACAGTAATAGACTTATTTTTAAATCATTGTGTTCTCCTGAAGAGTATGTCAAGACCATACACCACGTGGAAAATAACACAAAAAATTTAACTGGGTTATTAACTTTTGACTCCAGCAGTTAAGTAACACAAAGGAATCATTATGAGTTGGTTTAGCCATCGCCCTCCACGACATCCACCACATCCGCCTGAGCCTGTGCCAACACAGCCCCAATAAATATTAGATGTGGAAAAAAATACTACTAACTCCTTGGACTGCTATCTTCACCTTGATCTTGGTGTTGGGCATACGTATTGCAGACACTGCATTTGTGGAAAGCGTGAGACTGCGTTATTTTGACACGCTAATCACCAGCAAACCAGTAGACACCAGCAAACTGGTGCACGTGGTCAACATTGACGATGCTGCAATTGAACAACGTGGTCAATTTCCTTTTCCCAGAAATCAATACGCCGACATCATACGTGATCTAGAAAATCGCAACGCTGGTGTAATTGTGTTTAACATTTTTATGCCTGATGCTGATAGATTTGGTCAAGATGTTGCCTTGTCTCGCCAGCTGCAAAAGAGCACAGTGGTGCTTCCGCATGTGGCCACCAATAACACCGTCAAGGCACAGCACCCACCATATCGCCCAGGAGTTTCTGTAATAGGCGATGGCAACCCTGGAATTCCCTACAGAAACATTCAACCCAATGTGAGGTCCCTAAATGAAGCAGCAAGCGGTATTGGTATTGTTAACACTTTGCCTGAAGTGGACGGCGTCGTACGCCGAGTCCCCCAGGTTGTTGCAGTCAACGGGCAGCTCTACCCCTCAATCAGTCTCGAAACCCTTAGAGTTGCCGCTGGTGACCCCAGCTTCCAGGTTCGAGTCAATGCAGGAGTTATTGAAGCAGTTAGAATTCCACAATTTGGAAAAATTGCAACAGACAACTACGGTAGAATCTGGGTGGATTGGGCATCCCGACCACAGGAGCACTCCTTGGCTGATCTGCCAAAGGATTTCCAAGGTGGAATCGTCATTGTTGGGCTCACCGCAGCTGGGCTCAACAACCCAGTCAGCACTGCAAGAGGAGAAGTATATCCGCACCACTTGCAGGCCGCTGTACTAGATACCTTGGCCTCAGGCACAAACATTGTGCGTCCCGACTACGCAGATGGTGCGGAAATCTTGGCCATTGCTGTGGCAGGTATTGTATTATTAATTTTAACAAGGTGGACTTATGTTGGATTGGCGACAGTTATTATTTTATGTGCTGCTGGCATTGCTGGTAGTAGGTACGCATTTGGCAATCATTTATGGCTATTCGACGCAACTGCCTTTGCAAGTGGCACAATCCTGGTCGCTCTGCATGCCTACGGGGTCAAGTTCGTTTCAGAGTTCTTACAAAAGCAACAAATAAAGAAACAGTTTGGCACATACTTGAGTCCGGCCATGGTGGAGAAATTGCAACAGAATCCTGAACTGCTGCAATTAGGCGGAGAAGAACGCGAGTTGTCAATTATGTTTACAGACGTTCGCGGATTTACTACAATAAGCGAACACTACGGTAAAGACGTTCAGGGCTTGACTCGGATCATGAATCGTTACATGACTGCTATGACTGCCAAAATAATTGAAAACAATGGTACCCTGGACAAATACATTGGTGACGCACAAATGGCATTTTGGAACGCACCCTTGGACGATGCTGATCATGCACGACACGCCGTGGAAACAGCACTGGAAATGATAGGAAGTTTAGATGCATTCAACGCAGAAATTACAAGAGAAGGCGTACCACCTTTTGGTATGGGTCTTGGCATTAATAGTGCCACCGTTGTTGTGGGTAACATGGGTAGCAGTCAGCGGTTTGATTACACTTGTCTTGGCGACGGTGTTAATTTGGCGTCAAGACTCGAGGGCCAGTCTAAGCCGTATGGTGTCAAAATTGTTCTAGGTGAGCAAACAGCACGCCATGTACAGACCAATTTCTTTACTTTAGAACTGGATGAAATTGCTGTCAAAGGCAAAATACAAGGTGTGCGCATCTACACAGTTTTGGCCGCACCCAGCGGCTCGCATGCTGAGGCCAAGCAAGATCATACACGATTCTTACAACTGTACCGTGCACAAAAGTGGGCAGCGGCGGCAGAATTGGCTCAACATCTTAAAACAGAATTTGATCATGAGTTCGAAGCCTATTATGATGCCATGATTGAACGCATACAAGACCTACGTTCAGCACGCTTGCCCAGTGACTGGGACGGAATATACCGAGCTACCAGCAAGTGATCATGAACTATGTGTTTGCGTTAGTGGTGTCGTTTTTTGCAGTTACTGCATCAGCCGTCACAGTCACTGCACATTCTTGGGTGGTTGCTGATCAAGCAGGGGCTATACTACAAGAATCAAATTCACACGAACTACGCAGCATTGCCAGTATCACTAAATTAATGACTGCCATGGTGGTTCTTGATGCACAGCAAGATCTTGATAAAAAAATAGGTCTGCACACACGCCGTCAGCTGCTGCAATTGGCACTGATTAAAAGTGATAATAATGCAGCAGCTACACTATGTCGCAATTATCCTGGCGGTCGAGACAGTTGCTTGCTGGCAATGAATGCCAAGGCACGGACATTAAACATGCGTCATACAAAATTTGTAGATTCTACCGGGCTTGGCGTAATGAATATAAGCACTGGTAGAGACTTAGTGGCCATGGTACTGGCCGCCAAAAACTATAAAGAAATTGTAGAATCCAGTCAGTCCGCAGTGCTACGCATTGGAAAAACAATGATTTATAACACCAATCGTCTAGTGAATCAAACTTATACAATAAGCAAAACTGGTTACATACGAGCTGCTGGCGGATGTATTGTAATGATGTTAGACACTGTGGTCGGACAACGAATTGTTATTTTGTTGGGAAGCAAAAACACACATACTCGTGTGCCCGAAGCTGAATTTATTTCTCGTTCGTTCTAAGGCGTGCCAAATTGGCACCGCGCAATATTTGCAGATACGCCCATCCAATATCAAATTCAAACCAGCGACGGCTTAGTTTAGGGTTAGCAGGATCCAGATGATGGTTATTATGAAGGCATTCGCCACCAATAATAATACCCCAAGGACTAATGTTCCTGCTGTTATCTTTAGTTTCGCCATTACGATAACCCCACCAATGACCAACACCGTTGATGACTCCTGCTGCCCAGAACGGAATCCAGGCCATTTGCACCAACCACATCACAATTCCCCAACCATTGAACAACAGAACTTCCACAACCAGTAACAGTATTATTCCCAACCGGCTGTGTGGTGTATAAATGTGTTGTTCAATCCAGTCATTGGGAGTGCCTACACCGTAGCTGTCAACTAATAGTTGATCTTGAGAAGCTGTGTGATACAGCCCAGCACCGCCAAACAGCACACGCCAGATTCCGTACACATGAGGACTGTGCGGATCGTTGGATTGCTCACAGTATCTATGATGTTTGCGATGTATGGCCACCCACTGTTTGGTTACCATGCCTGTTGTGAGCCACAGCCAAGCACGCATAAAATGCTCTAGTACAGGATCAAATTCAATGCCACGATGTGCTTGTCCGCGATGTAGATACAGAGTAACACATATAATGGTAATGTGGGTCATTACCAAAGTTAGGATGATTTCTAGCATTGATTATTTCTGTGTGTCAGTCTTGACCGCAGCTTCAAACTTCTTTTCAGCTTCATTGTCTACTTTTTGAGCTTCTAGTACACGTTCGCTTTCAATGATTTTGCCACGCAAATGAAGCACAGTGTTGACTTTTTGATTCAAACGTATCAAGTCATTGTCCAGCATACGAATGCGATCAATCAAGGCAATCAGAGTAGTGTTGGCTTCGCTCAGCACAGGCTTGATTTCTTTTGTGGCCCACTCCCACACATAGTATATCATATACCCGGTGCCACCAGCTGCCACGATTGGGAAACCATATTTGTTTATGAGTTCAGCTATGTCCATTATTTTACCCCATCTCGTATAAATTTAACCAAAGGGTCAACTCTGCAAAGAAATTTCTTCCCATTGAATTCTTGAACCTGAAACAAGTCCCCGGGTTTCCAATCTAATTGGTCAGTATTCAACTCAGGATCCGGAATCATAACATCTTTGTCTAGGTCCCAATGATAATCAAAGTACAACATCAGTCTCTCCGAGCATCGTTCTTGCCATCTGCTCGTGCAATACGGTCCACATCAGGCCTAAGTCCAAGAGCATTGCTCACAATAGTGTCAATGCGTATCACGTCGTGATTCATGGTTTTGACTCGATTGTCCAGTGCTCCAATGATGCCTTTGATACCATTTACGCTGCTGGTTACGCCAGCCAAAATAAATTTCAATGTCAAGAATACAAAATATCCTGCACCTATAGCTGCTGCTATCGGGAAGCCTACTTCGGCTACCAATTTAAAAAATTCACCCACAATGGCTCCTTGTTTTTATAATAGTATTTATTGACTCTGGATAACTGTGATGGTGGTGGTTCCACCTGTGTTGATTTTTTGATACACAGGAATACCGTCCTGTTGTAGATCCAAGATTGCCCCTTGTTCTCGGGGCACAGTTAGTTCAAAAATATGAGTGCTGTATCTAGTCAAAACCAGCTGTTCTGAATCGGTTGTGCGCCATTTCAACCCTGAGCCTGCGTCATAGCCCGGTAGCATGCTGAGTGTAGTTGACATGGCTTCTTGCGTGGCTGACAAAGCAGCATTTACAGCATCCAATGCGTTGGGCAACAGGTCATCTTCTAGTTCATTGCGATCCAGTTGATTAAACGCATCCAGCTGATTGTCCAAGTCTGCAGGTTTTAAAAAGTCTTGATCAAGAAAATTCACGTCCAAGGCTGTTCGAACATCGCGTTTGTTGTCTCGGTTGTCTTCGCTGATTTCCCGAGGTCGGCTAATGATCAACATGTTGTTGATGTTGGCTTGATCAATGGTTAACACAACTGGTCTTGTAGGCAGAGTGTCTGCTGATGAAACCAAGGTGGCTTGATAGGCCTGGGTCATCAAAATGCTGCCAGCCTCGTTACTGACTTCAATAGCCCCAGTCACACACGTTTTGTCATCGCAGCTGGGCAGTAGCATAACAAGGCTACGACCTAACTCGTCCACTGTCATTGAAAAGTCTGTGCCCCTGACAGTAATTGACGCTGTAGGGGTTTTGACTGATACCTGTTGAGGATTATTTTTGGCTATTTGGCCCGATGCATATCTAGCTGTGCCCAAGGCCACTTTCATGGCCAACTTGCCTGTTCCTTGCTTGGGGTCGTATACGAAGTCATCAATTATCAGCTTTGACTGCTCGGTAATTTTTACTTTGGTGGCATCTTCAAAAGTCAGTTCAGCTCGGGATCGAGCCGTGACAATGGTGTCATTCATTTCCACCGCAGTATTCACAGCACTGGATATGCTTTTTTGAGCCCGTATTATTTCTGTCGGCCCCGACATTTCTGTGACCTTGCCTACGCCGGCCCAGGCATTAGTCAGACTGAATAATGCTAATGTTAAGGTTATTGCCTGAAGCATTGACAGTGGCACTCTGAGTATTCATACCGCTTTGAGACACAGTAATTGCGTTGGGAGTTGCACCAGAACCTGACCCACTAACATTGATTGTGGCGGAGTTGGCGCCTGATCCTGAACTGTTGTGTGTGACATGGTTGTAATCCCCTAGCACTGTGATATTGCTGGTGTGTGCTCCTCCGGTGGTGCCCAGCAAACTTTGCACATCGTTGTTGTCACCTGTTATGGTATGCGTGATTGCAGATCCGCTACAGCTGGCGCTGATGCTGGTTCCGCATGTGATGGTCTGTTGGTTGCTGTCGCCTGTGACTATGGAAGTGACATTGGTGCCAGCACCGTTGACCAACATAGCCAGCTGATTGCCACTGCCTGATTGTTCAATGTATACTGTGTTCTGTCCACCGCCAATAAAGGCTGGCGCCAGGGCATCACCAATAGTGTTGTTGTTGCCAGCTTGTTTCAACGTAACAGTGGCATTATCGCCAACTTGCTCTATATAAATTTCATTTGCAGCCTGTGCATGCGATAACGCCATCATGCCCAATGCAAATATTGTCCCTTTGAGAGATCTTGTTATTTTCATTTTTGTTTTGTGGGTGAGTTACTATCCTCTACGCCACTCCTTGGGGGTGTACCCTTTTTGTATGACCAAAGTTTTCGTTTTGCCCCTTCTTGGATCATTTCATACACCGCTTGTTCAATGGCTATTCGAACTGCGTATGTTGTAGGCTCGTTGATAGCAGCCCCATTCTCAAGTTCAATGCTGATTGTGCCAACATCGACAAATTTGAGAACTCCTTGGTTGTGAGCTGTGCTAAAAACAGTTTTACTCACAGCCGTATTCAGCAACACTTCCCCAGTGTTAACTGAAACTACTCGCATGGAAATAACAATTTCATCCACACGATATTGTGTACTGGCCCCAATGCCTAGTATTCTAGCACCACTGCCGCCTGACGTGATGTTGGTGTCATAACCTATGATGCCACCTTCAATCATAAGGCCGGCTACCAGCAATGGCTTGAGCGGCTTGGCTTCTTTGCCTTCGTATACTTCGCGCTGATTTCTAATCAGCTGGCGCTCTTTGATCAGATTGTCTAGACTCACACGTTCTACCACTGTGAACCAGTTGGGAGTATCTTGTAAGGCCTTGATCAAGAACACTTCGGCACCTTGTGTTACTGCTGTAGAAAACAGCGCCAACTTCTCACTGCTTTTTTTCTGACCAGTCTTGTCTGTGAAACCATATACAGCAATAGGTATTCGTGGACCATCCAGTTCGGGTAACATGGCCAACAAGTTTTGTCGCGGCACCAACTGAGGTGGCTGCGAATCAAACTGAGTTTGGTCCAGACTGGCACACCCAGTCAAGGCCAACAACAATGATAAAAATAGTGCTTTCATCAAAATGCAAAACTCGCTAGTGGCACAGTGATCTCTGTGCGATTACCATTGCTTTCTAGAATGGTCATGGTGACATCAGTAGAAGTCTTGACCCAGCTGATGTTGGTGCCTTGAAAATCCAAACTGCCAGTGGTGCCGCCACCGCTGAATAACGAGTCTGCCAACTGCTTGCTCAACTGAGCATAGATGCGACTTTCTACGTTGACTAGGAATTTAGCTATGTTGGTTTGTTTGGCCGCAAGCTCGGCCCGGGCCAGCCTGCTGGCTTCTTCTTCTCGTAGTTTTTGACGACGGGTAGCTTCCAGTTGCTCAATTGTAAGCACGTGACTACTGTAGCCCATTCCTGAAAAGGCAGGCGAATTGAATTGATGTACTAGCTCCGTGGCTCCGGCCCGTGTTGAAACAGCAAGCAAGGCTATTATTATTATGTTTTTCATGGAAAACCCCGCATAGTATTTACGCGGGGTTTGTAATTTTATAAAACAGTGCTTTATTTTTTGTCTAGTATGCCGTCCCAGCCCTTGGGCGGTGGGTTTTCTTTGTGGTCTTTGATGCGCTCTAGCAAGCTTTGATAGAATGTGTCAACTTCTCCGTTCCATTTGCCCAACAAGCTTTCCAGGGCTTTTTCGCAATAGTTCCACTGCTGTTGTCGATACAGTGTGATCAAATCAGCATGTATCTTTTTCCAGTGCTCCAGGGTTGCAAAGTCTCCCATGGGAATCTTTTCAATCAAGCAATAAAACGGCACAGGATCCGGAGCATTTGGTAGTCGAAATGTGTCAAGTTCTAGAATTGTGTAGCTATCGG